TTTGATAATATTGCCGACCACTTCTGTTCCATCCTTTTCTTTCTTTTTGCTGAGATAAATGATTGTACTTGCTGCGTATTTGAGTCCAGAACCTCCCCCCATTTCTTTCGTTGGCACATAAGCTCCGATGACATCGTATGTGTGATTCGTGACCAGAAGTGGGACATTTGCTTGACCTAGTTTAAGTGTGAGCATTCGGAATGCACCCTTAACAAGTTGCGATTTAGTCATATCACGAACTTGTTTGTCGTTAAGTGCATCGGTAATTTCTTTCTCGGTAGAAAGCATTCCTAAAGAGTCTAGCACAAACATACATGGTTTGCGTTCCCCTACAGGTTTTTTTAAGTAAATGTCCACTGCCTTGAGTGCCTTACCACGAAACTCCTCAATTGTAACAACATTTACAACCACAAGACGTGTAGTATCAATACCCCTCGATTCTACAAGAGATTTAGTGATAGCAGCCTCAGTGTCAAAGTAGAGACAGTAACCATCGGGATTAGAATCAAGAAAGTTCTTAACCACTGCGAGAGAGAAAAAAGTCTTTCCAGTAGAAGACTCTCCAGCAATAGCAGTAATCTTATTCCCAGATACACCACCAAATACACTACCTGAAACCAATGCATTAAAAATATATGAACCCGTGTCAACATAAGTTTCTGTTTCCTCAATATCTGATGCAAGTTGGGTGTATTCTCCACCAATTTCTTTTACAATATCTTTAAGAAAATCCATGTTAATTAAGTTAAAATAAAATTACGAGTTAGGAAAAAAATGAATCAAGAGTTACTTTTTTTTCTATGTTCCAATTAATAGCACTCAAAATAGTTTTTAATGGTTCTAAAAAACTTTTATCAAACTGCAAATCATAATCAAGATATTCATTTAGATTTAATTCATCAGGAAAATCTTGAATAAAAGAGATTACATTTTCTCTAATTGGATTTGGTTGCTTTAAATAGCAAAATTTAATTTTTTCACCATTATTAATCAAAGAATATTTAGACTCCAGATTTTTTGTTTTAATCAAATAATTAAACAAAAGAGAACCCCTTACATGAATGGGTGTTCCTTTTTTGTATATTGAGTTTGGGCATTTATACTTTTGTACATCAGAAGCTGTTCTAGGGAATGCAATAGACTCTGCGGGAAGTTTTTTAAACTCTTTTCTAGAAGCATCAATAAACTCAATCACATCATTCTCTGTTCCATTCATCATAAGTTTAAGTGCTTCTTTAATCATATCCCTACATGGTGCAGGAGTTGAAGACTTTACCGCTTCAATTCCCATAATCTTCAACTTTGGTTTTTCATAGCGAACACCCTCACTATCCCAAACATTAAGAATATAACGCTTTTTAGCAGTCCAAATACCACGATCAGCAATATTCTCACGCTTCATGAACATTTTTTGGTCATACGCATTTACGTAGTCGGCCAATTCTTTGTAAGAACCTTCAATATACTTTTCAAGTTCCATTTCACAGACCTTATCAAGGAACGCAACAACGCCTTCAGTAGTCTTCTCTCTTCCTTTGTATACACAGTCAACAAGAGGACCCATATTAAGATATATAGAATCAGTATCAGAAGCAATAACATAATCAACACCATCAGTTTTTAAAATATTATTCAGGTATGAATTCATTTTACCCTCAATCCAACGAATAGAGACTTGTCCAGACAGAGTAATTGCTTCTGCATTTGCAAGTTTAAAATAACGAAAGTATTGATTTCCAATGGCACCATAAGCAGAGTTTAGAGAAATCTTTTTTGCCATCTGAATATTATTACATCTGGCAATTTCTTTTACAAGTTCTTTACTTGGTTTTTTTTCATTCTCTTTTTTTGCTTCGATCATTTTCTTCTTAAAAATGACACGTTCATTATACATTTTTTCCATCAACTCTGGGAGGAATCCCCGTTTATTGGTGTCATAAAATGCACCATTAGCACAAACCGTTTGACCAGAAAGATTACTAAAATCTAATTCTTTATTAAGAATTTTGTCAACACTTACTGAAGGGTGCCTATGCTCCAAAAGTGTTTCTGGAGAAATATTATATTGCATAATCAAGTGCGGATACAGAGAATTCAAGTCAAAGTTCACAACCCAATCATATTTTCCAGGGATTGGTTCTTTAACATATGCTCCAGCATATTTGGAATCTTTACCAGTTTTTTCTTTTGGGGGAATAACAATATTCCTATCTCTAAGATAATTGTAGATAATTGTATCCCACATTCTTACCTGATAAAATACATCTTCATAATTTACTTTAGCGTCATATGCCATAGTAAGAGCAAGTTCAATCAGTTTCATTTTGTCTTCCAAACGGTCAACAAGTTCTACGTCAATGATGTTGTATTCTACAAACTTTTGCCACCCTTTAGTATAAAAATCCTTAAACGTATCAAATTCGGAGTGATCAAGCTTTTTCTGACCCAATTCTACGTTGGCAATATGATCGAGGCGATAAGACTCTTGAGCTTTATAAGTAAACTTTTTATACAAATCAAGATAATCCAATTGTGACATTCCACCAATGTCGTAAGTCATTTGCTTTCTACCATTAATAAAAAGCTCTTTTTGAGTAACTAATCCCCAGGGAGATAGTCTCTTCATCAACTTCTCCCCAAGAATCCTATCCATCCTCCTAACAATATATGGAATATCATAAAGTTTACTATTCCATCCAGTTACAACTTCTGGGATATTGTCTTGCCACCAACTAATAAAATCATTCAACAAATCATATTCATGATTAAATTGCTTATAATAATGATTCCCTTGTTTTAATTTAAATGGTCCTTGTCCCCATGTAATAATTTCTTTGCTAGTATAATCCTGAATGGTAATCAATAAAATTTCTTCTGCTGCAGATTCTACATCTGGAAATCCATTTTCAGATGCAACCTCAATATCAATTGTATAAAGTTTAATCTTACTAATATCAAATCTAATTTCTTTTTCTCTATAATTGTCGGAGATATATTGATATATAAACCTTTCGTTTCCGTATACTTTAAATCCTTCTACATCTTCATACTTTCTAATAAATTCTTTACACTCTCTAACAGTTCCAGGTTTAATTGGTTCTACATATTCTCCTTCTAGAGTTTTATAATAAGTTTTTTTATTTGAAGAAACAAAAAGAGTCGGATAAAATTTCTCTCTGGTCATAAAACTTTTGCCATTTTCATAACCACGAACAAGAAACTGATCTCCAACCATCTGGACGTTGGTATAAAACCTCATTACTTCGTCATCTCGTCATATAGTTCAGACAGTCTAGCACTTGGTTCCGCCAAGGTCAAGATTTTATCACTATGAATTTCAAAGTCTTTTTGCTTTGTTACTGAAGATAACCAAGGTTCTATAGTGGGACCCATTCCACCAACCGAAGGTTCTTTTATTAAATATGGATCAATCAATATACAATCAGATTCTCCAAAATCTGCACCATCTACATTTTCAATTCTTGCAATTAGTTTAAGTCCATTTAAAAAAATTACTACTAAATTCATTATCAATCATCCTCAGAAATAATAATTGACTGTTCTTGAATTTCTTCAACTTCTTTTAAAATATCGATAGTATATAAATTTCTAAGTTCATCTACTGGATCAATAAAAGTCACAATCCAGTCTAAAGGAATAGGAAATCGAATTCCTTTGCCCAAAGGAATCCAAGGACTAAGATTAATATCAAATGAAGCTTTTTTTGTTTCTGAATCAACCACTGGATCAGAAGTATTAACAATACATGGTTTAACCATAAAGTACCCAACTACTTTATCATCATGAATCATTTCTTCAATTCTACTAATGATCTGCTCACCAGTTTTGATAACAGCTAATTTAATTGCCATAATTATTTTATAGTGTAATTTATACAATACCAGAAAAAATGGGAGGTGTCAACTGGATTTTGCCAGTTACCTCCCGTGGCATAGCGCCGACGATATTCAATATTATTTAGAGATAATCTTTTCTAGCATGATGATCTGGAACTATTTTTCCGAGGATGATTCTGAGGAGTCCGTCTTCGAAGGTAACGTCTCTGACCTCTGTGTCGTCGGATAGAGTCCACGCTCGTTGAAAACTTCTTTGAGCCAGTCCCTTGTGGATAAACGTCTTGTCCGACTCAGTATCTGATTTTTGCCCTTCGACAAAAAGTTTTCCATACTCCGTGAAGACATTGACCTCTCCTCTCTTAAATCCTGCTAATGCAATCTCTAAATGCGATTCCACATTATTTATTTGTATGAGATTATAAGGCGGATAATTTTTTGTAGTCTCCTGAAGATTGAATAGACGATCAAAATATTCGTCCATTCCAATACTATTGCGCGTGATTCTTTCCATCAGTGCAGGAAGATCCGCAGCAGTATACCTTGTGAGGTTAGTCATTATTGTAGCTCCTTTTAAAGCGAGTTTGTATTGTGTGGACCCTTTCGGCATCCA